GCACGATACGCATCGAGATGCCGTTGTGAACCTGGCGGGAAGCCATATCGACGCCGCTCGGCATGATCAGGTCAGCCGTGGCGAAGGAGATGGCGTCCTTGTGATACACAAGGTTCTGCGGGTACTGGGTCGAAGCCGCGCCGATAAAGGTGACGGCCTTGCCGGTGATCGTCAGGGTGTTGACGGTCGCCAGAGCGTTCGACGGCGAGTAGAGCGCCGGGGAAACGCTGAGGGTCACGGCGCCACCAGCAGACGAGGTAGCCGCAGCAGTCACGACGAACTGCTGAAGCGCGCCCGTGCTTTCGCGGGTCTGCGGGTTGACCGAGAAGCAGTCGGCCACCGTGAACACATCGCCCACCGCGAAGGTGAGGGTGTTGCCAGCGGACGCGAGCGTGATGGTCGTGGCGCCTTCCGAGGCGTTGCCGTTGACCGTGGCGCCCGTCGCCGCACGCGAACCAGTCGTGTGCTGCTTGATGGACTGCGACATGTTGATTTCCTCGTAGCCGAGGACACCTTCACCCATCATGCCGTTCTTGAACTGACGGGAGATCGTGTCAACGGGATTGAAGAGACCCTTCATGCCTTCGACCAAGCCCGCGTTGGCCGCCGGGTTCACCGTGGCATAGCGGTTCGGCATCATGGCAGCGTACTCGTTCAGCTTCTGCTGGGCCTGAAGCAGGACAAGCGAAGTGGACGGGGTCGTGCCGGGGGTGCCGACGGACGAGAAGATCGACTTATAGGAGTTGGCGACATCAGCGTCGATGGAGGACGCAAGCTGCGAAATACGCGGCTTGAGCACACGGTCAGCGAAGTCGTCGAGCTGCATGGTGAGTTCGGCAGACGTGAAGTTCACGCCGATGTGCTTCTGCGAAGCGACAGTCAGGGTCGTAAACTGCTCGTTGTCGTCCTGCACCTGAAGGGCGGCGCCGTCCGTGACCAGAGCGCGGTCGGGCAGACGGATGCGGAGGGTCGAACCGATCTTGGCACCTTCAACAGCAAAGCTGTCATCGTACTGACGGTTGACGTTGCGGGTGATGACCAGGTTGTTCTCAAGGATTTCGAGAGCTTTCCGGGTAATCATGTCGATAGTAAGAAGGCTGTTAGCCATAACCTTGATTTCCTTGGGTTATCTGCGACGTTGTGCCTCGTACTTCTTCGTCTGGCGCAGCCGTTCTGCTTCAATCCATTCCGACGTTGACATGCTCTTGATGGAGCGCGGGTCGGTGGTATCGAACGCAGGCGCACCAGAGGTGCGGGCCGTGACCGGAGCGATAGGAGCCGGGGCGGTTGAGGTCTTCTTGGCCGGTGGAGACGACGCCAGTCTGGCCTCGATCTTCCCGATTTCCCGTGCCTGCAAGAGCGGGCTAAGGCGCGCAATCCGTTCGGCTTCCTTCGGGTTCGACCCCAAGTGATAGATCACATCGGGACCGATCTCGGAAGACTGAATGGTCTGCGCCATCGTTTCCGTGATTGGCAGCTTTGGGTTGTAAGCGACCTGTTCAAAGTCGTCGTACTTGCCGCGGGCTTCCTCTTCACGGTCCTGATATGCTTCGAGCGTTGCCGTGCGTTCTGCCTCCGCTTCCCGCTGGGCCAGCATCTCTGCCGCCTTGCGTTCCGCCATGGCTTCGGCGTAGGCTTGCGCGTTGGTGAAGTCGTCGGGCTTCAGCGGTTCCGGCGGTGGTGCCGGGGACTGGGCCGTCTGCTTCCGCGCTTGCTCGCGCTCCCATTTCCGTTGTTCTCTTGCGAGACGTTTGCCGACGATGGCGTCCAGTTCTTCCTGAGAAAAGGTCTTGGGCGCATCCGTAGGCGTCGGTTCCGGCGATGAATTGTCTGGTTCAGAAGCGGGCGCCGCCGTGGGAGCCTGTTCCGGCGCGGTCGCAACCGCTAGTTCGTTCTCGGTCATTCACGTACCTTTCGGTTCCTGGCGTACCCGGCCAGTCGGGTTAAACATTAGTTAACAGATTTAAGTTCGGGTGTCCAATACCTCATCCCGCCAGCCCAGATGCGATGCGCGCTGTTGACTGTCGTTGGGTCTATCCATTCGACATCGGCGTTGCCAGCGGCAAGCTGCTCCATGCTGATGACACTGACATTGCCATCTTCGTCTGTGACGGTCGGGAGGTGGGTGACGCGGACATTGACATGGTGGCGGTCATCCATCACCGCAGGAGTGAGGATGGTGCCGTCCTCGGAGATCACCGCAGGGGTTACGACGATGGGGCCGATCTCGTCGATGTAGCAGCCCGTGGGCTGGCCATCAGCGGTGAGACCCTTGCTGGCAGCGTAGGCGTCCCATGTGGCCTTGTCGGTGGCGCGGTACATCATATCAAACGACATGCTTAGGCGCTCCTTGCAATGAGTTCGGCATTTGAGAGTTTTCTCGGGATGTACGTAAGTTGCCGAATGTGGCCGCTCAAATAGTATCCAGCCGCACCCAACCTCATCGCACCAAGCATCAGCACCGTCGCCGCAGATGGCATCGCACCGCCCGTGTCCGAGATGACGCTGTCGCCGTTAACAGATGCCCTGAAGTCGTTTGCTCCAAATGCGTATGCCACCTTGATGACTGCGGTGTTGATGTCGCCACTCGTTACGACTTCGCCAGTTGCGTTATTGGCATCATCGTAAGTGATGCCCTTGACCTTTTGACCCGCTGCAATGCCACTAGAACCGCCTTTAAAGATCGCATGACTGCTACCATAACCGGTCCCTGCTGCCGCGCTGGCAAGATGTGCAAAGTACGCAGAGATGTTCTGGTTGTTAACTGTCGAAGCGCTCACCACCAGCGTCCCTTCCGTCGCGTTATACGGAAACTGGCTCGTCCCCACCGAGGCCACATCGGCGTTGCGGGTGACGGTCGAGGCTGCGGTCGGGATGTAGGAGGTGGCGAAGGAGCCTTCTTCGAGTTGTGCGCCCCAAAGGTAGATGCCAGAGGTGTTGTCTCCGTCGTAAATTGTACTCCCGCCACTTACTAACCTAACAATCACACCAGCACTATCTGTTCCGGTTGCTGTTATAGTACCAGTGCAGCGATACCAACTATTTCCGACAGGTGTAATTGTAGGGTTAGTAAATGAACCTGCGCTTACTACTGTTTCACTTGATAGATCAAATATTGCTGGCGAAATACCCGCAACTGTTGCAGACATGTTAAAACCAAATTGCGTTCTTTCTGCGGATTTAGCATAAATAGAAAACGTATATACTCTAGTGTCAACAAAACTGACAGAAGATGAAGTCAAAAAATGGGAAGCACTTGCCGTATTGTCTTCGACAAGTTTGTCAGCGGTATTTGACCCATCAGGCGCAGTTGTTGCTGTTACATCAGATGATACGGTGGCGCGAGTTGGCGACCAAGTCGTTCCAAGCTCTTGGCTCCGCTGAAGCAAATTCGTCCTCGTCTCCTCCACCAGCAGCCCTTTCGCCGCCAGCGTCACCGGATCATAGTCCAGCCTCGGGCCGTGGTAGGCAGCAGCAGACGGAGCAGCACCGAATACAGGTGAGTAGGGGTCGAGAGAGGCGCTGTCGGAGAGTTGAGCGCCCCAGAACGCAATTGTGCATCCTGCTGACGCCTGAATATCTATCCAACTATTTGAACCTGTAAATGTAAACGTATAAGAAAAACGCTGCCAGACGGATGTTGGGGTAAGCGTTGATGACACCCCAATGTTTCCGTAGTCAACGGTAAATGTTGCACTGCCTGAAACAAGACGAGCGTATACAGAAAATGTATAAGTCGTATTGACAACCATACCAATATTTTGGCGAAGAAACTCTGAAGCACCTCCACTTGCAAATGTCACTTGATCTGCGGTAGGTAAACCATTTGGTGCAGCATCTGCATCGGCAACTACAGAAACGCCACTAGCCTTCGCCCAAAAGGCCGAATTAAACGCCTCACTCCAGCCCAACAAATTCTTCGGCGTGGTCGGGTTATAGTACGGGTACGCACTGGCGTTGGCCTGCATCCCGCCGAGGTCGGAGCGGTAGAGGTGTGCTCCCCAGAGGTAGAGGCCAGAGGTGCCGTCTCCGGTGTACACGAAAGTCGTGGCATCGCTGCATGGATAGACATACATATATCCAGCGGCACCGCTCAACATTGTAGCGGTTACGCTTATCAGCACCCACTCATCAGAAAGAGGAGTTGCCGAAAAAGTTGCAGTTCCTGCTGAGTGTGTTGGCGTCCCGAAAGTCGCGGTAGTCAGATCACAAATAGCTCGCGAATTTAAGCCGCCTAACTCAATTTGCAATCTAACAAAAGACCTTCCAGCAGGCTTGCAGTAGACAGACCATGTATACGTGGCACCAGAGATAGGCGAGAACGACGGTGCCGCAATAGAATGTGAACTCGTCCCAGTGTTTTCTACAATTTTGTCAGCAGTGGTTGTGCCGTTTGGAGCAACCTCAGCATTCGCCAGAACTGGCACAGCAGCAAGATTTTGTTTAATCCAAGAACTCGCATCAAACTGCTCACTGTTCGTCAGCAGATTATGCGGAGCCCATTTGATCAGGCCATCGCTGTCAGTCACGGTGGCAAGGGAGTCACGGCTGAAGGTGATGAACTCAGTTGCGAAACCAGTGGTTGTTGTAGACATTAGATTGTCCTCACCGCGTAGGTGTTATTTGTAAAGTCCATGGCCAATCCGCTGGCCTCATCCCACAACAGCGTTTCGACGCTGGTAGAAAAACGAACTACGTATGTGTTGGTCAAAAAATCAATCGCCATGCCGTTTGGTTCGTTGCCCAAAAGCGTCAACGCGCTGTTGCCAACCCCATCGGCGCCTAACAGCGCCACGCCATAGCTGGGCTGAAAATAGTCGAGGTATCGCTTGACGCGAACCTCCCCACCAAAACCTGCTGGCAGTCGTATCATGCGTAATAGGACACGTTAAGGTTTGCCGAGGCAAGAACCTCAATAAAACGGATAGCCTTGAGGTCGCCGTCGTAGGATAGCGAGACGCCGATAGCCAAAGGCATTCCTATGGAAGCTGTCGGCGCCGTGCCATCATCCCTCCAGCGCACATTCTGGCTTTCCGCCACAATCAAGGCCAAGGTAGCGCCTGCGGGCACGGTCAGCGCCGTTGAAGCCGACAGGCCACTGATCCTTTGGTATCCCAGGCACTGCGTTGTCGTTTTAAGACCCATAATTCGTGTCCTTATGCGAGAAACTTGAGTTTGTAAATCGTAGTATAGTACAACCCTACGATCTCGTCGATGACGTTCTGAAGCGGCGTGCAGTCCTTGTCTACAACTTTATACCGTACATCTTCGATTTCTGTCGCCTGACGCTCCAGAAACTCCAGCACGTTGTTCGACTTGTCGGCCGACATGAGCGCAACGGGGCCGATCAGGCCGTATTTGCCCTGATACATTTCAGCAAACTTGTCCGCGAGGTCGATAATTTCCGGGTAAAACTTGCCCAACGCCTTGTGCTTGGCGAACGATCGCGTGTTGAGGTGCGCTGAGTGCGTCACGTCGCGCGCGAGGAACAGCATGCCTAGAAACTTGTC